GTCGTGGGCTCGGTTAGAGCTTATCCAATTCCGCAGCAGTCACCTGTCGAAGAACACGATCAGATGGCCTACGCGGTTCCGGGTAGCAGTACCTCGGCCACCAGTCCAATTGTGGGAAGTTTCCGTAGTGAATACTATCGGAGACCCCCACAACAGGCTGATGGTTAAGAGGTTTACCCCCTTCCAGACCGAGCAGAAACGCGAGGTAACACGCTTGCTCGTCCCAATCACCCTTTAGGGGGCGACGAAGAACGAGCCAACGTTGGAGGACATAAGCGTCCAGGGTGTTCCAACCACGACGCACTCGAACAGGCTCATGATGAGCATGTGGTGCGAAGAAGTAGGCATCCCCCTCACTGTTTCTACCGGCGTACCATTCCGCCCAGTCCTCTCCCGTCAACGAAGACCAGCCTAAATAGGCTGGCCCGAGTAACGGTTTTGGAACGAGCAGGAAAAGGTACTGACATGCTCTTTCGAGCATGAACCCGAACTTGTTCGTCAATAGCCTGTTAAACAGGTTAGCGACATGCCAAGGTCGGGCTGGGAGGTAACGAAGGTAAACGGGGCGGACGTCGACACCATGAAGGATATCGACACCGCACGTCTCGCGAAACGGGCCAAAGATGAAAGTCTTGTCCCGATTTGTTGAGAACCCCAAGAAGGCCAACACTTCGATAAGAAGTAGAGAGACCTCCTGTGGAACGATAATATCGTCACCGTAAACCCTCACAGATCGGCCAATTGTCTGGTTAGACAAGCCTACCACACGACAACACCCTTGCGCAAGAGCCATAAAAATCATGGACTCCAGCGGAAAAGTGGTGGCATTTCCCATAGAGGAAAACTTGTGGTAAGTCGACCAGGTCTGCCCTTTGTCCATTGTGTATTCAGGGCTCCGGAGAATATCCAGAACCTCGAACCACTCAGACGGAAGCAACCACTTGACTAGGCCTTGCGAGACAGAATCGCTCGCAGAGCTCAAATCGATAGTTGCTAGACCCTCGTTCTTCCGGATTAAATCCGAACTGAACTCTTGGTCTCGAAGCCTAAGCCCGAGACCAAGGAGACGTTTTTTCAGATAGGAATCAACACCCTTCTGAAAGAAAACGTTTAAAGAGGGCTCAATGCCGATCGTACGATCGACAGTTGACGTCTTAGGAACAAAGGCTACACGGTTACCGCGCACCATCTCCAGCACCTGACCAGAAACGGACAGGTGCTCTGCCCAGTGTGGAAACACACTGGAAAGGAGGCGGAGCGCGGTAGATCGGAACCGAGGGGTAACAGTCTGTCCGCCGTGAATCTTATGGATAAGATTACGGTATTCAGCTGGTAACCCATAGGTAAGGCCAGGGCCAAATGCGGATTCACCGAACAACACGTCATCGTCAGGAACGGGACCAAGCATGCGAAAAATCGCATCCTGAGCCTCGAAAATGACTTGACGTACAGTCGGTGAGAGACGACCGGGATTTTTGCTATAATGAGCTATTCGCTTATTAGCCCGGGCGCACGCCTTGTCTGCCGCGAGGAATTTCTCCCTTGCAGCTTCACGGCGACGTGCAGCAGTCTCAGCACCCCATGATGGAAGCTTGCTAACGCAAGCGTCCACCTGACGGAGTGCCGCATAGTAGCCCACTGTGTCCATGCAACGTGCGTCTGACAACAGCCGCTTGATGACAAGCCGGAACCTCCTAGGAGATTCGGCCTTGTTGTACGGACAGAACGGGAGCTCATAGAGATCCCGCAGAGTGTCCGGGACCATGTCAATTTCGCTAACCAAATCTCGAAGTTCGAGGTAAGGTCGGATTTTGTCAGGACCGGACACAAGCTGTTCGTATAAGTCATCAAGAATGTGACCCAAGAAGACCCGAACGTCAAAGGCGCTCTTAAGAGCGCCACGAGAAGAATTTCTCGACGACATAGTTGTAGCTCCTACGTTCTTACGAACGTTATCAGATAACCTCTCCTTAGGGAGAGGTCAGTTCGGAAACCAACTAGACAGTTGGTTTCGGGAATTGCTGACCGGCGAAAACTGCAGCGGCAAAGCCGTCTGCGGAAATCACCGAAGCGAATTCAGTAACCACAGCATCACCTTCCGCCGCACCACCCGACGCCATAGAATGGCGAAAAGTGACGTCAGCAGAAGTGCGGGTCTCGACGGGTTTACCGTCAACATCCACGATGCCGTGAATTACACGAACACGATATGAAGGAATGCTCCAACCACTTTTCGGGTTGTAAACCGGGATCGTGCGCGAAATTACGCACAATTTAGGTTTCTCGGTGGTATGCCCAGGAAGGGCATAGGTCACAGTATTGCCGTTGTTGCTCGCGGATTGGAATACCCAACCGGAAGGAAGATTAAAAGACATTGAATATGTCTCCTTGACGAGGGTTAACGCCGATTTAAGAGTCGACGCATAAAGGAACGGTTTCGAGTGAGCCAAAGTGCTACGAGATCAGTGATCTTGAAGGCATCTAGGGCCACATCAAAGCCGAGGTTTGGTGTGACGTTGGTCGGAAGCGACCGAATTTTCGTCTCAGAAATGAGGGAAAACTCGGACATAGCCGGCGTGTTTCGTACAAGACTCCAGTGTTCCGGAATATCTTGCGCGAAGGCGGACCCCGTTAGGGACACCGTCTCACGTTCGGTTACAGTCAAAGTCGCAAACGCCAGTGTGCCGGTTGCAAAGGGCGAAAAAGCTGCAATCGCCTCCCCAATGTTGACAAACCAGTCCAACACGAAGGAGAACGGTACAAGCTCCCACGCAGTAACCGCCGGATCAAACATTGTTTCCGTACGGGTACTAACCTGCACACCCACAGCAGCACGTGCTATCAATTCTCGTTCCTTCACCCCCTGGCAGACCATGTTGAAGCCATTTTGTGGCCACGGCATAGCTGCAGTACGTGCGATCTGGTTAACATCCCAGTATACGCACGAGGGGGTACGAGAGGAGAATGATAGGACATCACGTGTGGGAGATCCAACTCTAGTCTCCCAACCTCGAGCAAGGGGGTTTTCAATCCCTTGAACGAGACGCTGGTAAGCTGTATACATGTCTTTGAT